GATGACACCGCAGAAAATCGACGGCGGCGAGTACCTCACGGTGGCCGAGGCCGTTGAGCTCATGGGCTGCTCGGAAGCCTGGGTCCGCACTCTTTTGGGCAGGGGCAAGCTGCCTGGTGCACGTCGGATCGGTCAGCGTGTCTGGCTAATTCCGCACTCGGCCGCCACTGAAGCCAGGGACGCGCTCACCACGCGGTCGCTCGGCAAGCAGCATTTGGCCAAGCGCCCCGCCTCGAGCCGCAAGAAGGCGAAGCGGAAGAAGTAGCGTTTCCACGCAGGAAACTGCCCATCAAAAAATCCGACTGATGCACTTGACGCCTAAGTGACGATAGCCTAAGGTACGCCACGTCACTGGAGGACACGTCATGCAACGCCACTGGAACGCCGCCCTGCACTCGCTGCTTTGCGTACGGCTGGGGCAAGAGCTCGGCACGGCCAGCGAACTGGCCCAGACAGTCGCCCACTCGATCGACTTTGTGATCGGCACCGTGGCGCGGCTTTTCTCCTGACGAAATGACGCTACCCACAACAGGTGTACAGAAGTTCGAGTCCCCTCATTTTGACCGTCTTCCCCCTTGACTCTGGCCTATACGGCCGTACATTGCCCCACCAACACGAAAGGAATCGCCATGAACGCAGACCCGCACCACGCCGAATACCTCGCCGCTGCCGCCGCTATCCACGAGCAGACGCCACGCACTCGATGCCAAGAGCCAGCCGTAGGCGACTTCATCAGCGGCGTCACAGAGGGCCGCCGCTGGTCAGGCCACGTCGAGTGGGTTGAGCGCGGCTTCGTCTGCGTCAACGTCGGCGGCGCATGGGTGAGCGTGCCGCTCTACGACATCACGCACTAGGAGCTCGGTGGAACCGAGATTGCCACGGAAGGGATCGTGCCGGCCACCCAGGACGGGGACACCGGCTTTCACATCACGCAACGAAAGGGACGCGAGATGAGCACGGAGATTTCGACAAACACGGCACCAGCGAGAGGGTTGGCTCTCGCCACGTTTGACGATGCGTTTCGGTTTTCCAAGATGGTGGCGGCAAGCGAGTTTGCCCCGAAGGATTTTAGGGGCAAGCCCGAGTCATGCCTGCTCGCCATCCAGCACGGGAGCGAAGTTGGGCTGTCGCCCATGCAGTCGCTCCAGAGCATCGCCGTTATCAACGGGCGGCCGACGATCTGGGGCGACGCTGCCCTAGCCCTAGTGCAGAGCTCGCCCGTCTGCGAGTACGTCCGCGAGTACACCGAAGGCGAGGGCGACGGCCTGGTGGCTGTGTGCGAGGCGAAGCGGAAGGGCTACCCGGCACCGACTGTGGTGCGGTTTTCCATGGCTGACGCCAAGCGGGCTGGCCTGGCTGGCAAGACAGGCCCGTGGTCGCAGTACCCGGCCCGCATGCTGACGCTGCGTGCTCGAGGCTTTGCCTTGCGGAACACGTTCGCCGACGCCCTGCGTGGGCTCATCACGGCCGAGGAAGCCCAGGACTACCCGTCAACCGAAGCCCCGGCGGTTGTGGCTCGTGCGCAAGAGCCTGCAAAAGCCACGCAAGTGGCACAGCCGCCGGCTGCTTCGGCTACGCCCGATGACATGACAAAGGCACGGCGAGCAATAGCCGCAGCAAAGACGGTTGAGCGGCTGAAGCAGATCAGCCTTACCGTGACCGAGCGGCTCGACGCTGGCTTTTACACGGCCACGCAGGCCAGCGAGCTCATGGAGTTGATCGACACCAATATTGAGCTGCTGACGCCACGTGGCGACGCCTACGAAGACAGTGGCACGGAGCACTTCGACGCAGCCGAGATCGAAGCGGAGGCCAGAGCATGAACGACGAACCAGACGAAGACCGCATGCAAGCCCAGCGCCGCCGCTGGAAAGAGCTTGACCACGTCGCCGCCGAGATTGCAGCGGAGCGGGCGACTATGCAGACCGACATCGCCAAGGTGCTCGAGGACGGCCCGCCCTCGCCGTTCATCGTGGACTGCGGGATCTACACGAGCCGCCGTGACCGCGAGGCTATCCAGCGAGAGGAAGACCGCATCACACGCCTGGAGCAGATGGGCAGATAGATCACAGCCGGCACACCCTTGCTTGCGGCTTTCATCGGGGCCGCATGGGTCGCCTACCGGGAGTGGCGAGTAACCACCGGCGTAAGCCCACGAGACGGGCCAACACACGGAAAGGATTTCCATGTCGGACTACTACCGCGAAACGCTCGACACGCTACCGCTGTTTCGCCGCACCGACCCGGTGACGAGCAAGGCGGCAGCCGCTGACGCGAAGACGTTCCGAGGCGAGCACCACGCCGCGATCCTGGAGGCGCTGAGCCAAGGCCCGGCCGGGGCAAGTGGCATCGCGGCACGCTGCGGACTCCTCGCTCACCAGGTGAACAAGCGGATTCACGAGCTCGCCAAGTGTGGGCGGATCGTGGAGACGGGGAACATCGTCACCAGCGCCAGCGGGCGCGGGGAACGGGAATGGAGGGTGGTTTCATGAGGCCGCCAGCAGACGAATACGGCCGATACATAGCCAGCCATTCGTGGGCTTGCAAGCGAGACGCGCGCAAAAAGATCGACGGCCACATGTGCCAGACGTGTCTGCACGACGGCACAGTCTGGAGGCTTGAGGTTCATCACAAAACATACGAGCGGTTCATGCACGAAGACGTTGAGCGAGACCTAATCACGCTGTGCGTGCAGTGCCACGAAGCCGTCACAAACGTAATCCGGTCCCGTCGGTACGACGGCAAGCCGGTTCCTGTTGGTTGTGTTTCAGAAGTTTCTTCATCACGAAAGGATGTGTCGTATGGCATGGAAGACGCTGACGTATCGGATCACCGGAGACGCGCCGCTGATCATGCACAATGGAGCTCTCGCAAACCCGCTGTCGGCTGCGTCTAAGCAGCTCAAGCAGGTGAGCTCAAAGAAGAAGAAGACCGACGCCGACTTTGAACGGATGGCGGAAATTGAGTTCAAGGCTGGCCTCTACATCGACGAGGACAGCGGCCCGGTCATCCCAGGCGAGAACATCGAGGCCACGCTTTACAACGCGGCCAAGATCACGAAGGAGGGAAAGATCGCCAAGTCGGCCTGTTTCGTGCCGAAGCACGCCGAGTTGCTGTACGACGGCCCGCGCGACGCCGACGGCCTGTGGCAGGACGAGCAGTTCCGCAACTGCGTCGGAGTGAAGGTCGGCATGAGCCGCGTGATGCGGACGCGACCGATCTTCAAGGAGTGGGCTGCCATCGTCGAGGTCGAGTACGAAGACTCGATCGTGAACGCTGAGCAGGTGGACCGATGGGTGCATGCGGCTGGCACCCAGGTCGGCCTCTGTGACTGGAGGCCACGCTGCGGCCGTTTCACTGCAGAGAAGGTTGAGGCGACGACGACGAAGAAGCGCAAGGCGGCACCGGAGGCTGTCGGCGCGGCGTAATGCAATGTGTCGTGGTGGGGCCTGGCTCGGTCCGGTAATGCACGGCCTGTTCGGCTGATGCTGGTTCGGGGTGGGCGAGGCTTGAAACCACTCTCGTGATAGGCACGACAGCATCTTCGACGGTGCGGAGTGGGATGGGACTTGGCTCGACTATGCGGGGCAGTGTTCGTCACGGCAAGGCACGGTAGGGCCAGTTATGGAAACCTCTCTCGTGGTCGGCACGGTTGCGTCTTCGAAGGCGCGGAGAGGGATGTGTCTCGGAAAGGTATGCCAAGGCTTGTCCTTGTCCGCTACGGTCCGGCACGTAAACCACCTACACGGTCGGCGTGGACGCGGCTTCGATGCCGCAAGGTGGGATATGCCCCGGCGAGCCTAGGCGGGGCGCGGCGGAGTGCGGTCGTGTTTGGCGAGTTATGGAAACCACCATCGTGTTGGCACGGAGGCCGATCGACGCGGCCGTGGTGGGATTGGCTTCGGCCAGGCTGGGTACGTCACGCCAGAGTAGTGCGTTGCATGTCTAGGTTGGGTTTTCACCACCATCGTGGAGGCACGCTGGCCGATCAAGGCGGCCGTGGTGGGGTGTTTGCGGTTCCTCGGTGCAGGCCAAGGCTAGGCGTGGATCGTTGCGGCTTAAGAACCACACCCGTGCAGGCACGGTTCCCGATCGACGCGGGAGGTGTGGGATCGGATTGTGTTTCGGCAGCACATGTTTCGTCAGGACGAGCCGTGTCACGTTCCGGCAGGACTTGGAACCAAGCTCGTGCAGGCACGGGGCCGGATCAACGCCGGCGGCTTGGGATGCGCCAAGGAATGGTGCGGCGGGTTGAGTTTGGTTCTGGCAAGTCATTGCCTGGCTAGGTGAGGTTTTTTTATGAGTTCTTGGCTAAAGATGCGACACGACCTGGCAGACGACCCAGCCGTAATCCGTCTTGCGTCGCTCTGTGGGATGGATGAGGACGCCGTGATCGGAAAGCTCTTTAGGCTATGGTCGTGGGCTGATCGGCACACGCGAGACGGCAACGTCGAGGGTGTCGATCTGGCGTGGGTTGATCGTTTGGCTCGGTGTGACGGGTACGGTGCCGCCCTTGTCAGGGTGGGCTGGCTGGTTGAAACAGGCGAGGGGCTGAGTTTCCCGCGTTTCGACCGGCATTGCAGCGACACCGCCAAGACCCGTGCGCTTGGGAAAAATAGGGTCGAAACGCACCGTAACGCTACCAGCGTTACACGGTCGTCAGATCCTGTAACGGTCGGTGCGTTACCAGAGAAGAGAAGAGAAGAACTTCCTCCTCTACCGCGCGAGGGATTCGACAAGGCGGCATGGCAGACACTCCGCAGGGCCTGGAACTCTGGAAAGGGCAAGCCATGGAAGCCTGTCAACCCGCACCCAAAGGCTGTCGAGCGGCTAGCCGAGCCTGAATGGCTTGAGGAGGCGCTGAAGGCGATTGAGCGGCTTGGCCGGTGCCGGTACTTCAAAACGCCAGTCTCGATGGGCCAGTTCTGCGGCCCCGACTTCGTGACGCTGTGCAACGGCGGCGAGTACGACGACCGCAACGAGGACAAGCAAGGCCGAGACTTTGCAAACGCACCTGCACCAAAGCCATTCACGGGCGAAGACGCCGAAGCATTTGAACGCACTCGTAGAAAGTTAGCAGCCGCCAAGGAGGGCTTATGACCACGCAAACACCACGTCCGCTTACAGACAAGCAACGCCAGGTGCTCGAGTTCATCCGCGCGAACTCCGGCATGTACGGCCCTGCCGTGCGGGAGATCGCAGCCGAGTTCGGCATCCGCTCGCCAAACGGAGTCGTCGCCCATCTGCGGGCGTTGGAAAAGAAGGGCTTCATCAAGCGTCGCCCAGGCATCACCCGTGGAATTGAGGTGGTGGCATGAGCTACACGCCAAGCCCAGCACCGGCCCCACGACAGCTCATGCAGATGCTTCGCATCCACGCATGGAAAGACGAGATCACCGACGACTGCCGGCAGTTCCATGAGTGGAGCGCCGACACGATAGAGCAGCTGATGGTGCGCTGCGTGCGGCTCTCACAACGCATCGAGAAGTTGGAGGCAGCCCATGAGCGTGCGTGACTTTGTGATGCTGTCTCTCGGAGAAATTGTCCTGTTGCTGACGTTCGGCACCGGGATCTTGGTGGGTTGTGCACTGAAACGAAAGGACTCTGACAATGGCAACCGCAACGAAGAAGCGAACGGGAATTGAACTGGCGGCGTCTGACCTGAAGGCGGCGTTGTCCGCCGTCTCGCCAGCCGTGCCAACTCGAGCACCGAAGCCGATCTACCAGAGCATCCGCCTAGGCGACGGCGTGCTGACCGGATCGGACGGCGAGGTGCGAATCGACGTGACGGTTGACTACCACGGGGATGCCATCCTGCTGCCACACGGCAGGCTGTCGCAGATCCTCGGGGCCGCCACCGGCGACACGGTGACGCTTCAGCCGGGCGACACGTCGTGCGTTGTGAAGGCTGGCAGTGGCACGTGGACGCTGCCCACCGAGAACGCCAGCGAGTACCCGATGTGGGAGCCGACCGACGCCAAGCCCGTCACGAGGCTTCCGGCGGACCAGTTCTGCCGCGCTGTGCGTGGCGTGGTGTTCGCCACCGACGATGACTCCAGCCGGTTCGCTTTGGGCGCGGTGCTCATCGAAGTGAAGGGCGAGACGGTGTCTTTCGTGGCCACGGACGGGCGCAGGCTCTCGCTCGTGGAGTGCGAACACGACCTGGCGGTGGACGATTCGCAGACGCTGGTGCCGAGCCGTGTCATGGCGATCTTGTCCAGGCTGGCTATGGCCAACTCGGACGGTTCGGTGCAGCTCGAGGCGACGGGCAAAGAAATCATCGCAACGGTGGGCACGGCGACCGTCACGGCCCGGCTTATCGAAGGCCGATTCCCCCGGTGGCGCGACGTGGTGCCGGATCTCGACTGCGAGCCTACCACCGTGCTTGCCGAGCAGCTGCTGGCCAGCGTGAAGGCGGCGGCGATCGTCACCACGGAGCAGTCGAGGGGCATCGACTTCGCCTTCAGCGACAAGGGGCTGTGGCTCCACGGGCAGTCGAGCGAGGCCGGCGAGTCGAGCGTGACGTGCGATCTCGTGGAGGCTGGCACGGCGTGCACCGTGAAGTTGGACCCCAGGTACGTGCGGCAGTGGCTCGAAGGGCTGCCGGCGGACGGCGAGCCAACGGTGAGCGTCCAGGCGAAGGACGGGCAGTCGGCGGTGATTCTGCGAACGGACTGCCACACGGGCGTGGTGATGCCCATGGCTGCGGACTCATGAAAACTCGCCGAAAAATTGACGTTGCCCGGCTAACGAAACTTTGGTGCGACCACACGCTGCCACGTGCCGAGGTGGCACGCCGAGTCGGCGTTAGCGGATCGCATCTAACTAGGCTGGCAGCGCTGTACAAACTGCCGAAACGACCGGCGGAAAACTGCGCATGGGTTACGGACCCGACGCCGGAAGAAATCGCCGAGCGTGCCAGAGAGTGCCGCGAGCGGCACTATGCACAGCGGCGCGCAGAGGGTGACGAAACGACCAGGACGAAAATCTGGAAGTGGAATGCTGGCATCTGCGAGCCAACGGGCGGCCGGCACACGTCGTAGCGTTTGACACGCAGTTCATCCTGTGAACGTGCAATGTCGCACAGTCACAGGAGGACTAACTATGCGTTCGATTGTTTGCCTGCTTGCCTTGGCGTTCGCCGTGCCGGCCCTTGCCGACACCACGAACATCTACGCCCGCCGTGTTGTGATCTCGTCGGCTCAGGATGATGCCGAGGAGATGGCCCGCACCGGCATCCTTCGCCACTGTGGCCGCGCCGGTGGCCGCCGTGAAGGGATTGGTATGGGCAGCACCCCCGAGGCCGCGCTGAGAAACTGCTGCTTCTATGGCCGCTACCGCATCGTGGAGAAAGGCGTAGCGTATTCGCCCACTCGGCGGGCGTATTTCGCTGTCATTCGGTACGAGTGATGCACGAACTCGTTCAGCGCCTCCGTGAGAGCGTCAAAGCGTGTCGTGCGCTTGACCGCTCGGCGCTTCTCACGGAGGCCGCTGACGAGCTGGAGCGGCTGACAACGCCAATGAACGCCATCACGTTTAGCGTGCCTGGAGATCCCGTGCCGCAGCCTCGAGCACGAGTCTCGACTGCGGGCGGGTTCGCCCGTGCCTATGTGCCTGCGAAACATCCAGTGCATGCGTACCGCCACGCGATCCAGATGGCGGCGATAGACGCCGGCCTGCGGAACGATAGCGGGCCTGTTGCCGTGGTGATCGACGCCGTCTTTGCTAGGCCCAAGTCGCACCTGACGAAGAAGGGCGTGAAGGCCACGGCACCGACGCTGCCGCGCCCCGACGTAGACAACGTGGCGAAAGCGGTGCTCGACGCCATCGGGCCGATTCTCGGAGACGATGCCCAGGTGAGCCGCCTGGTGGTGGAGAAGAGTTACGGCACGGAGGCCCGCACCACGGTGCGGATTACATGATCTACGCCGTCTGCCACGAAACGCCACCGCAGACGCTCGGTGCCATGGCCGGGCACACGTGGAGCATTGACCCGAAGCGGCTGGGCTTCACGCTGGCCCGCTACAAGTTCGTGTCCAAGATGCTGGCCGGCAAGGCGAACGTGCTCGAGGTGGGCTGCGGTGACGGCTGGGCAACGGCGATCGTTGCGCAGGCTGTCGGCAGCGTCACGGCAATCGACTCAGACGAGCAGCTGCTGGCCAATGCTAGGGAACGCCGCATCAAGAACGTCGTGTGGCTACAGCACGACATCACGCGCGGCGTTTGCTATCGGCCGGATCGTCTGCTGTGCCATTTCGACGCTGCGTACTCGCTCGATGTGCTCGAGCACGTGCGGCCCGAGATGGAGCCGGCGTTTCTCGGAAACATCTGCATGGCCATTGGCCAGCACGGCACGTTTATCTGCGGCATGCCGTCTCTTGAATCGCAGCCATACGCCAGCGAGCTCAGCCGGGCCGGGCACGTCAACTGCAAAACGGAAGACCAGCTGCGGCAGACGCTGCAGAAGTATTTCCGAAACGTCTTTCTGTTCGGGCTAAACGACGAGACGCTGCACACAGGGTATGGCCCGATGTGCCACTATCGCCTGGCCGTCTGCACGGGGGCCAAGCTGTGAGCACGGTTGCCGTCATCATCCCGACGTACAACATGGGCGACACGCTCGAGCGAGCGGTTCTCAGCGCCGACGGCGCTGACGAGATCCACGTCATCGACGACGCCAGCACAGACGACACGCAGGCCGTGATCGCAAGACTGCCGGTGAAGATCACCTACTGGCGGTGGCCACGCAAAAGCCGCTGCCACGTCGCAGCGCAACGCACGGTCTACCAGGCGAGCCAGGCGGACCACTTCATCGGCATGGGTGCCGACGATGTGCTGCTTCCCGGGTTCATTGACGCCGTGCGTCAGCACATCGCCGCCGCCGTGATCTTCTCGGACTACGAAGTGCGGAGCGTAGACGGTGAACATCAACTCACCGTGTCGCAAGAGGTAAAGGAAACGACGGTCCTGACGCCGCAGCAAATGTGCGAGCGTGTGCAGACCACGGCCAACGCGACTGAATCCGGCATCGGTTCATCGCTACGCAGAGACGTGGCCGATTGGCTTTGGCAGCACAACTGGGAAACCATGGGGCCGTTCTGCGATTGCATTGGGTACGCCGCAGCTGCGTGCATTTTTGGCTGCGTGCTGCTGCCGCAAGCTGGGGCCGCGTACTACCACGGCGAACGCTCGTACAGCCGCAACAACGTCTATCTGCCAGAGCATTTCAAACGTACAGGCGAAATCTGCGCGAGGTGGATGATGAGGTGCGGGCTTGATGAGCAGACCAACAAAGCTCTGTCTCGCAAAAGGTGCTGCGTCACATGGTCGTAGAAGCGCCGAGCGTTGACGTGCCATCTGCCCTGGTGTTGCCAACGCCAGAGTTTGCCGATGCGTATGCCCAGCGTGCCGCCGAAGGGCTGGAGCGGTTGCGGCATTCTTCCGTGGCGTTTGTCGGATTGGCCAGAAACTGTGCCGGGCCGTTGGCGTCAAATCTGGGCAAGCTCGAGCAGCTGGCGGCCTGCTGTGGCCAGTGGCGTCTGCACATCGAGAGCAACGATTGCGAAGACGAGACGCTCGGAGTGTTGCACCAATTTTGCAGCACGCACAGGCAAGCAACGTTCCATTACCAAACGCTGAACCGGCCGGCATTTGGGTCAGAGTTTGCAGGCAGACGCACCGAAGCGATGGCCGAGCACCGCACCGCTTGCCAGAAATGGGTGCGATCGTGCGCCGCTGACGCTGACTACGTGTGCATTATCGACTGGGACGCATGGGGCGGGTGGATGCACGAAGGCGTCTTGAACGCTATTGGCTGGCTCGTGGACACGCCCGGTGCGTTTGGCATGGCGAGCGTTTCGCTCTTTCAATGGAAATTTCCACACGGCGTGACGTGGGCACATTACGACATGTGGGCCTTGCGTGGACTCGGCCAGGCCCGGTGCTACTGGGATGCGTACCAGAAGGGCTTCGGCGGATTTGGCTACCAGTGGTTTCCGCCTGTTGGCTCGCCCCCTGTGCTGGTGTCGAGTGCGTTTGGTGGGATGGCGATCTATCGCACGGATGCCTACTTGGCTGGCACGTATGACGGCAGCGACTGCGAACACGTGCCGTTTCATCGCTCGATAGCAGATGCCACAGGGCAGCATCTCTACATCTGCCCGGCCATGCGCACGGTCATGCACTGGATGGAGCCTGACGATGCGGGGCAACACGGCAACGATTAGCGTGGCGGCGTTTCGCGCCGATTGGCTGACGCACATGCCCATGAGGGCACTGTGTGAACGCTACACGATTACCCGTGACCAGGTGGTGCGGTTGCGTGACGTGTGGCAGCTGCCGCTGCGCAACGATCGCCGGCTGCGGTGGAAGCCGAAGCGATCGGAGATGCGCGACCCGACGCCGCGCGAGATTCTGCAGGCGTGCAAGGAGATTCAGCAACGATGGGATGAACGCACGCGCGAAGATCGGGCCGTGACCAAGACGCAGCACGTGACGCTGCGACGCATCGACACCTCGGACCTCGAGCTGCCGCAGAGCGACGACGAATGACACAGCACCCAGATCACATCGAGCGTCGAATCGTGGTGGAGTACGGGCGGCGCTACGTGTATCTCACGATGACCGACGCCAGCGGAAAACTGATACCAGGGTTTGAGGAAGTGTTTTCGCAGCCGTTCCTGTTAGACCGCAAAGACGCTTGGGATGAGGCCGGTGATTGCTGGCAGGACGTGTACCAGTTTGTTTCAGACACGTGCGTATGGCCACTGCCAGACAAGGGGGATGACTCGGCAGAATCGGATGAGGAGGACGAAACATGACGCTGCCCAACTACGAAGGCACCGCCGACGAATACGCACGCTACGGCGAGCGACTCTCGATCTGGCAGCAACTCGCACTGATCCAGCGGTACGCCCCGCTGATCGGTTTTGCCCAGCGGTTCGTCCAAACCGCCGACCCGTACAAGCAGGGCATCATCATCTCGGAGGCTTGCGAGTGGCTGGCGTCGAACACGGGAAGCAGCCTCGACGATGAGCTCGTGAAGCACCTGGCCGCCGTGCTGCGTTCCGCCGAAGGCGAGTCGCTCGTGCGGTGGGTGCTGCTCAAGGTCGAGGAGATGCGGAAGTGAGCCTCGATGGCATTCTTCGTATCGTCGCCGGCGTGGCGGCAGTGGCTCTTGCGGGCGCTCCTGCCGCTTCCTGGGTGGTGGGCAAAGTCAAAGCCAGGCTCTCGGCCGGTGGCTCCGAAGCCCAAGCCGCCGCAATCGGGATTCGCGAAATGCGAACGGTGCTCGATCTCGCCGAGCGGTGCAAGGCTGCCGGGTGCGTGGATGGCGTTTCGCTCTGCCAGCAGTTGATCGACGTGATGCTCGGCGGTTGTCCAGGCAAGGCGAAGCGATGACCAGTGGCACGCGGCTCCTGTTGGCGGCGGCTCTCGGATACCTCGCGGTGTTCGGGCTGCCACGCGGTATCAGCGTGCCGACGATTCCCACCGTGACGGTAGACACCGAGACTCCGAGTGACCAGATGATCGCGATCGTCGAACCCGTGGCGAAGGCTCTCCGCAATCTGCCGGCAGGCGACCGGGCCTTGTGGGCACAGACGTGGAGCAAGGCGGCGATCGTGGTCGAAGGCGATGCCGTGGCAACCGAGGTGGCGTTCACCGACACGCGGAGCCTGCGGGCATTCACCACGCTCGCCCTCGACATCGCGTGGCGGCGCATCGGTGGCAACGTGCCCGGCTCGCAGGAAGCCCTGCGGACGGCGACCGAGGCCGCCTACGTGAAGGCTCTCGGGGCGGCGACGGTGCCGGTGACGAGCGACACCCGCAAATCGTATGCGGAGTTTGCTAGAGCGATGGCATGGGCCGGCATCGGCAGGGGGTGAGCCGTGGCGTTCGTCCCTTTGTTCGGCTACACGCCAGACCCCGCCGGGGCTGAAGCGTTAGTCTCGTCGCTCCCGCATCCGACTCTTGCTGAAGCCGGGCCGGGGCTCCAGACGGCAAAGCACGACGTGAGCCTGTCGGAGTTGCTCCTGAAGTGCATGCCCTCGTGGAAGCGAGGCTCGCAGCCGATCGGTAGTTGCATTGGCTGGGGAACTGCTATGGCGGTGGATTGCCTTGCCGCTGCGGATCTCCTCCTGCGTCGCGAGCCAGAGGTGTGGGGTGGGCTCTGCATCCCGGGAGTCGTTTATGGATTGTCGCGCGTCGAGGCTCGCGGGCAGTCTCGAAATCTCGGAGGCGACGGCAGCACTGGCTTCCACGCGGCGAAGGCGATCCGCGATTTCGGCACGCTTCACTTCGGTCAGAACTACGGCGGCACGATCTACAAGTCGCCTCTCACGGGCACGCAGGAGAAGACGCTCGGGCGCGAGGGCTTGCCCGACGATCTCGAACCCTACGCAGCAAAGCACAAGGTGACTGAAGTCACGCTCGTGCGGTCGTTCGATGACTGCGCAAAAGCGATCTCGAATGGCTACCCGGTGTTCCTCTGTTCGATGCGTGGCTTTTCCATGCGGTTCGCCGATCGCGGCTCGCTCGGTGGCGGCTGGCTCACGCCGATGGGCACATGGGCGCATTGCATGATGGCTTGTGATCTGCGGTGGGATCGCCCGGCGCTCCTCGTGCCGAACTCGTGGGGCGATTGCTATGACGGCCCGGTTGATGAGCGGCTGCCGAAGGCACTTCAGCGTTCGGCCGGCTGGGTCGATGCCGAGGTGATCGACGGCATGTGCAAGGGAGGCGATTCGTACGCGGTCGCCGGATTCAACGGCTTTCAGCCCGAGCTCATGCCCGAGGCCGGTTGGCTCAAGGGGGTGCTCTGATGCGGTGGCTTCCCGTGCTCGCCCTAGTGCTCGCCGGCTGCGTCGATCGCGGCCCGGTCGATCCAACCGTCGCAGCGGATCTCGCGTGCGAGGGTGCCCGGCTCGCGGTGCTCTATCGCCTGAAGCCGCCGTCCCCCGCCCCGGCGAGTGATGCTTGTGAAAATTGCAACGGCACCGGGAAGGTCGGAGATGGAAGAATCGTCAGCACATGCCGGGCGTGCGGCGGAACCGGAAAGACGCCGAAGAGTGTGCTGATCGGTGGCACGGTCTGCACCTCTGGGAGTTGCCGACCATGACGCTCGCCGATCTGCAGGAACAGTGCTGGGCCTCGCTGCCGCCGCTGCGGAAGCGGATCGTGGGCCGCGACACGGTGAACGATTTCGTGACGCTCGCGGTTGAGAATTGGGAAGGCGAGTATTTGAACGCCTGCCAAGACAACCAGCAACGCGGCGTCTACACGCATGCCCTGCTCGGTCACATGAAGCGGCTGCACCAGGCGGCGAGCCCCTATGAAGCCCAGGAATACGGCTTCATCTGGATGTTCTTGCTGCAAGCCGTGGCGGTCGCCGTGATTGAATACCTTGTGAAGTGGTGGCTCGAACGTCGTGCCAACAGGGTGCTGATCGAAGGCTGGAAGGCGGAGATGACTGCATGACTGACGAAGTAAAGGGCACGATGTTCTCGATCATCGAGCGGTGGGGATTTCCCACTTTGGTCGCGATCGCGTTCGGCTGGGTGCTGCGGCAGGACGTGCTGTTGCCCCTCGTCCATGCTCACACGCAGTTCCTCGAGCAGTTGGGCGAGACGCAGAAAGACATCAGCGGAGCGATCCAAGAGCAGACAAAGTTGCTCTACGCGTTACAACCGAAGACGCAGGAGCGGGCGTATCAAACGAGCGTTGTCGTGCCGGTCGAGCCGGCCCCGAAGAACTGACCTTACATCACCTACAAGAGCGTAATTCAATGGCAATGTCGCCCCGTCTCCTTCGCCCCAGAGCGTCAGGCTACACGCCGATAGACGCCGACGCCCGCGCCTATGTGCTCGCGGTGGAGGCGGCCGACAAGTCGAAACTAGAGGACAAGGTGAGGCGGGCCATTGACACGTTTGTGCAAGGTCTGAAAACGGATTCTTTGTGGACGCCGCTGACGCACTGCTGCATCCTGGCTGGCGCACGCACGCTAGAGGGGATTTGTATTCCGCTGCGAGGAACCGCGCCGACCAGCAACGCCTTTACCTCCAGCGACTACGACCGCAAAACTGGGCTCATCGGCAGCACGGCGAATACAAAGTTTCTGAACACCAACGTCAACAATAACACGTTCACACAGAACGATTTTCACATGAGCGTAGAGGTTCATACCGCACAGACCAGCGGTTCGTTTCTCTACATGATGGGAGCCGGCGGCGGTGGCAGCGCGGCGAGCGAGATTTTTGCGACCGGCGGCGCGCTTCAATTCAATAACCAGAGCAGCAATCAAAGCCCAGGGGCCAACACGGATACAACCACCGGACTTATCGGATCGACTCGCAGCGGGAGCACGACGTTTACGATGCGGTGGGGTGCCAGCTCTGGCGGGGCGGGAACACGCAACAGCAGCGCACCGGCCAACGGAAACATTCACGTTTTCAGGTCATCGGCATACAGCACCCTGTTTTCTAACGCGCGCATGAGGTGGTATAGCATGGGAACTAACATCGACTTCGCGCTATTGCGCTCACGGCTGATCACCTTGTACGCCGACATTGCGGCGGGAATCCCATGACGCTAGCCGACCTCCTTTCTCAACTGCCGTTGTCTGCCGAATACGGTCGGCAATACGCTCTCGTGTTTTCCGCCAACCTGCGCGACCGATTGATTGAGGTGCAGTCGCAGCACGGCAGGCCGACGTTTTCCGCCATCCCTGCCGGGCCTCTCACGGATGGAAGGTACTACCATTGCGCCGACATCCTCTCGGAGGTTGGCCCTGGTGGTATCTACGCCGCCGGCTTCGCGCACTTGGACGCCAGCCGATTCAACGAGATTGAAGTGGTGCCGATTGCGGAGGCACTGGCGTTGCTGCCGCCCGATCCGGTGTAGTTGCGCTCTACACCTTACGTCGTGCAATTCAATCGAAGTTAGCCGAGTTATCGGAAATCGCTAACTTCGGTGCGCTCTTGCACCAGAGTAAGGCCGCAAAACAGCATTGCGCGGCGTGTCTGACGCGGTACAATGTTGACCAGCGATCTCGGCGGGCAGCGACCGGAACGATAAACCGGTGCCGCGAACCCGCCGGGATCGACAGAACGCCAACGATCAGCGGCATCGAACACAGGAGCGACCATGAGTGACGAGGCGAATGAGATGTCCGCTGCATCGC